TCAATCATTGAAAGTACTGATTTTAAGTATTCTACTTTTCCTTTCTGTTCGTTCATAATCTTCTCGGCCTTCTGAAGAACCTCATCCGCAGCAACATAATGTCGTTCCAACTCCGTTTTAGATAAACGTATGTTGTGTTCTGGTGCTTTTCCGTTCTTGGAAATCACCACTTCCCACCTTTGCTGAAAGAGAATTTTCCAATGAGTTTCAAGATCACTCATTTTACGTTTCTCTTTTGAATATATGTCTAAGTATTTTTGATGAAGATTGGGAATCTTCAAGGATTCATTATCCAAATCTGTATCATCAATGTGAGAGTCCTCCCCCCACATTTCCATAATTTCTTCAATTGTCATAATAACCTCAGTTATTCAATAAGTTTTTAACCTCATAATTTTGATAACGGAATGATGTCGTTGCTTGAAAGTATTCCAGATCTCCAACTGAACTATCAAAATCAAGTGCCGAAAGGGATATCGGAAATGCATCATAAAAATGAAACTCCATTTGAGGATTCATTCCACTTGTCAATATAGTAAGGACAATATTTGTATATGCTCCACCTCTTGGTTTAAGTGTGTCTGATCCTTTTAAAACACGATATTTTTCATGACCCTCTGCAAGACCCATTGCAATAATTCTATCATAAATTTCAGACCAATTTTTCATGTGTTCATCAACAATAAACCGAACAGTCAATTCTTCAAATGAAACTCTATTTCCATGAACAGGCAAAGTTGCGTGTGGATTGTAAACATCTATACCTTCAATGGAAACACCAGGCACATTTACTGCCTGACAGAACCAAGTTAAGTTTGGCGCATCTTCCATTGTCAGTCTAAAACTGATATTTGAAAGATAATTTAAATTGTCTGGTACTTTATTTGCTGCAGCCATAGAATTCCTTTACTATTACTATTTATTCAACAGATTTTCAAACTCCACGTAATTCAAATGTTTTCCCACATGAAGTATCTTGTTACCAAATTCTTCCTCTATTCTTTTATGTTGTCTGAATAATTCCGTAGTATCATATTCCTCAGTCATTGGTTCGTTTCTAGTTGAAAGAATGATGTTATCGGCAGTCCTGTTTAAGTAGTAATCATACCCGATACAATAAATGTCCTCGTTTGGATTTTGCAAACAGGCCAGTCTCATTGCAGCAGTTGCACTTGTATAACAATTGTCCTCCTCATCCCCCCACCATTCTAATTTTTGTGTTGGTTCATTTGGATCTATCCAATAGATTACTGAAGTTTTACCAGTTCCAAACATAACAAATTCGTTTGTTCTTGGTTGTGTTTCTAAAACCTTTCCACCAGCAGGAAATGCCATTTTTAACATTTCATACTGTATCAATGGAAATCGATCAAACATCTTAAAGTAACACTTGTTTTCTTTTGTGTAACCATCTCTACAAATATCCCAAATCATCGGGCCCTCTTTACTGACCAAATGAGTTGGAGTAAAATCCTTGTAAAGTTCATCACATCCGTATGTGGTGTGATTTTTTAAAAGTTTTAAATTGAATACAGAACGAGATGTTCCGTTTGAAATTACTATTATCATGCTACTCACAGGAAAATGACTACAAACAAAAAAAGGGAGAGGATTTCTCCCCTCCCTTTTGAAATCCCTACAGTATGTAGGTCACGAATTACATTAGGTTCGCAACACGAACTTTCCTGTAGTATTCATTTGTATTTGGCCCTGAAGCATTCAGGTTTGATGCAGCCAAAGTACCATTACCGACTGTTGCTCCTTCTGCGAAAGGATTAGCAACGATTCCGTATCGTGTCTTAAATGCGATACGAGGTTGGAAACTTGCACTATCAACCGCACGAACCATTTGTAATGGAACATATGGGCAATAGAAAATACCAGCATCCATAGGTGAAGAACCTTTGTAACCTACGCAGTAGAATTCTGCAGCATTAGATGCAGCATAAGGATCAACATAAACTTTATATCGACCATTAAGAACTCCTGCGAAAGTACCAGCAGCTTCATCAACATTTAGATTTGTGCTCATTGCTGGAGCATAATCCAAGATTCCTGCCATTTGAAGAGCAGAAGCGACATCTGAAGATGTCATGATGATGTTACCTTTTCCTCTACGTGTTCCCTTTGCAATTGCATTGGCATCACGTTCAACTTGCATCATAAGACCTTTGAACTTCTCAACCATCCAGCGTCCATTGGAGTCTGTGTCGAGATCAAATATTCCGGCGGAAGTAGTTTGTCCTGAACCTGCACCAATTTTTGCATTGATGTAGATCTTACGAACAACTTCACGATTAATTTCAGCAAGAATCTCTGCTGAAAGAATATTTGCAAGTTCTGCTTCTGCGTCCAAACCATGAACAGCACGCAAATCTTGTTGAAGTTCCATTGAATAAGAACCCTTGAGAGCTCTTGTTCCGGCAGCAATCGAAATCTTTTCGATTGAGAAGGACATTTCTTGTGAAATATCAGTCTCACCAGCATCTGTTTCCATTCCAACTGTGGTTGAGTAAACGTTATGTGAAACGTTTCCTGTTCCGTCAGTATGAATCAACAGGCCAGGTACACCGGCAGCGTCTTTTGTACCAGTTGCAGCACCAGCAGATTTATCCAAAGTTGGTGCTTCGTTGTAAAGAATCTCATCACCAGTTTGTGAATCAACACGGGCACGTAATGCAAAGATCAGTCCTGTTGGGCCTGACATTGGTTGTACACCACAAACATCATAAGCGATGAGTTGTGGCATTGCACGTCGCACCATTGAGATCAAAACTGGATCTGCAAAGTCGATACTTGCGTGAGTTGGGTTTCCTGCTCCACCTGCGAAGTCAGCAGCAGTTGTGAGTCCCATATCAGTAACAGGCGCGGCCTCCGATAACATACCAGTTGCTTGCTTGTCCTGTTTGGCTTGTGCCTCTACGTTTTCTAAACAAATAGCAGTAACTGCTCTGCGGTGTGCATCCTTGATCTCAGGAAGATCGGGATGATCCAGAACTGGCTTCCACTTTTCGTTTATATTTTCTTGAAGTTGCATTTCTAAACTCCTTAAAATTGTTTAAAAGTTATTATTTACGAGCAATAGCTTTACTATATGCTTCCATAATGTTATTCATCTTAGGTTCAGATTTCTCTACAACTTCAGATGACGAATCTATTTGTTCAACGTTTTCATCCTGTTTCTTTGACTCAGGGAAATAGCTTTCCTTGATTGTTTTCACTTTTTCCTCAAAATCTTTGGAATCATTTTCGTAATTTACACCTTCTACAAGTGACTTCATCTTTTCAGCCTGTGTGTCTGCAAGGTCATCGCAAACTTCTTCTAGAATTTTGTTTTTACGATATTCGTTGAGTTCAGATTTAATTTTAATATTATCTTGAACTTTATCATTGAGCTGACCTTCAAGATCTTCAACTTTATCGAACAGATTTTCTACAATGTCAACCTTTTCGTCAGGTACTTCAATGTAGTGTTCTTTGAAGAGGTCTTTCAAACCACTCATGAATTCTTCTGTAATCTCGCTTCTTAAAGAACTCTCTAATGCAAGTTCATTCTCTTTCATCCACTCTTCAACTACGTAGTTGAGATATCCGTCAACCTTATCGGTCAACTCATCACGGAATGAAACGATTTCTTCTTGCAATTCAGATTGATATTCTTTTTCCATATCTTCAACTTTAGATGCTGCGATTTCCATCACTTTTTGATGAACTGCAGCTTCAAAGATTGTTGATGCTTTGGATTTGAATTCTTCTGAAAGTTCTTCACCTTCAACTAATGCATCGATATCTTCTTTGACATTAATTTCTGGCATGGAGATTTTTACTTTCTTTTTCTTTTTGCCTATAGCAACCTTATCTCCTTCTGGACTGGCATCGTCTGGTTCTTCTCCGCCCAAATCTTCTGCTTCGATAACTGCCATTAGGTCTTTGAACCGCTTGGATACATCTTCTTTTTTAAGTCCATTGACTTTATCAAAAAGTGCAGAAACCATGGCAGATTTAGTAGAAGGAATCTTGAGCTCCTCTTTTTTGACTTGCTCGTCTTCCTCTTCCTCTTCCTCATCGTCATCATCGTCACCATCTTCGTCATCGTCTTCTTTGACTTTGGCTTTAGGTGCTTCTGCAACGACTTCTTGAGTTTCTTCAGTTTCTTCTGCTACTTCTTCTTCGATTTGTTCTGGAGCTTCAACAAGTCCTTCTTGCTCAGTTTGTTCCAGAATTTCTTCTTGAGTTGTATTTTCCATAGAACTTGATACTCCTAATAGTTAATGGTATTTCTTGTACACATATACATTTGTACTGTTAATATTTATAAAATCACAACTTTGACAATAAATTTTTAAACTCATTTAGTTTTACTTCCTCGAGCCTTTTAGAAGGAGCATTTTGGATGTTAGTCCTTGCTCTTTCAACATCTTGTGCCTTTAACAGTCCATTATCCCAAACCCATTCCACACCTTCCATAATACCTTCAACGAAAGCATTAGGTGCAGATGGATCTGCAACAATATCTGCAGCGGTTGCAAGATAGAAATCATTTTGCACAACTTGTGCATTCTTTTTATCTGGTTTTAATGTTCCCATTCCTCTTGAAGAAACACCTAACCTTGCACCCTCATCGATAAGATTTTTTACAATATTACCATTTGGTGTGCCTAAAACTTTTGCTCGACCAACAAAATTCTTACCTTCTTTTCTCAATTCAGTAATCATGTGCGATGCACGATCTAAATTGACTGTTGGCCCGTCTGGATGTCCTAATTCTCCAAATGCACGTTTTGGTTCAACGTACTCTTTAACATAACGATCTACTTCTTTTTCAAGGACAGGCAATGGATAAATTCTTCCATTTTTGTTTTTACGTTCCGATTGCATGAAAATACCCTCAATAAAATATTGTTTAGGTTTTCCATCTGCTTCTACCAGTTCGTATTCTACTGTTTCTGTAAGTTCGCAAATTAGTTTCATTTTACCTACCTTACGTTATCGAATGCAAAATCCAAGATTTTCAAGAACGACTTTGTATCTTTGTTCATGTTATCTCGCATTTTTTTCTTGTTAGTACTATTTAGAGAATCTAATGTCTTTAATATAGTAGATGCAGCCTCTGGATCAATCGGTACAGATGTTCCAGATTTAAACTTTATATCTGCTTCTCTTTTCTTTTTAACGACTGCTCGTAATTGTTTTTCAACATCTTCCTCTAGAGGTTCTTTTGATGTTTTACCTAATAGTATGTTTTCATCCTGCATTACAGGAGTTTCCAAGATACCTCTGAGTTGTTTAAGTGTTTTCATTTACATATCTAATTTTGTGTGCAAGCTGCAAGTTTGATATCTGCATGAGCAGAAAAAAGTTTATCAGATGCATCTTTTCTTATATACTGAACTCCATTTGCAGGCACAGTAAACGTTCCAATATCTGTTCCACCACTTTCTTCTAATGTAACTAATCTAGCAGTACCTCCTGCATTTGCACATCTTACCAATCTTGCAGATCCAACATTAGTTGCAGTTCCAGATCCAGTAGGTGCAGCAGCTTCTGTTCCTTTAATTGTTATAATCATGTTTGTATCTCCGTTGATTCAGCTGGTGGTTCTTCCACACTATTATCTACAGAAGGTGTTTCCGTAGATGGTTCTTCTACAGAAGGTTCTTCTATTTTATCTGCAAACATTTTAGCAGAAACTTCTTGTTTTCTTGCATCAATCGAATTTGTTACTTTATCTGCAATAAGTGAATTGAATGCATCTGTAACCTTAATTGGTTTATCTTGCATTGAAAAATCTACTATGTCAACCATTTTAAGTGCTTTTTGTGTTTCTTGTTCTGCCATTCTAATCTCCAAAAATTATCTATTAATATTTATACAATTAAACAACTCTATATTAACCGAAATTCTTCTTTCTATAGTCCGAAATGTCAGTTAATTGAGTG